GCTTAAAAGTTCAGAAAAAGAGAACTGTAGGCATCGAATCATGGCACAAAACAAATAAAGCTTTCTATTTAGCTGGCGGACGTTTTGTTGATGCTTATAAAAATAAAGAAGTTGTTGTTAATGAGCAAATGGAAGCTAAACTTTTAGAAATCGAGAAATACGAAGAAAAAGTAAAAGCGGAACAAAAAGCCAAATTAAAATCTGAACGTTTGGAATTGCTTTTGCCGTACGATGTAGATTTTACTTTCGTTTCGATTGAAGAAATGACAGAAGATCAATTTTCTGGATTTTTATCTACCAATAAATTAGCCTTCGAAACTAAAAAAGAAAATGAGCGCCTTGCTGAAATTGCCAGAATCGAAGCCGAAAAGAAAGCAGAACAAGAACGTATAGGTCGTGAAAAAGCTGAAGCAGAAAGATTAGAGGCTCAACGTTTAGAAAACGAAAGACTAAAAGCTGAAGCCGAAAAACGTGAAAAAGAATTAGCTATTGAGCGCAAAAAATTAGCGGATGAACAAGCTAAAAAGGACGAAGAACAAAAAGCAGAACTTGAAAGGCTAGCTAAAATTCAAGAACAAAAAGATAAAGTTGCTAAAATAGAATCTGAACGTTTGGCTAAAATTGCAGCTGAAGAAAAGGCAAAATCCAATAAGCTAGAAGCGGAATTAAAAGCAAAAAAAGATGCTGAAGATTTAGCTTTAGCAAACGAGAAAGCCAGAATCGAAGCTGAACAAAAGGAAAAAGAAGCTAAGGAGAAAGCGGCGTTACTTGCGCCAGATAAGGATAAAGTAAAAGCGTTTTATGCATCATTTACAGCTTTAAAGTTTCCAGAGCTTGAATCTGAGGAAGGTAAAAAAATGGCTAAAAGGATTGAAGAATCTTTAGAGCTTGTTAGAAAACTAATTATTACTGATTCTAAAAACTTAATATAATGGCAAAGGAAATTAATATAGATTGCCGTAAATATCGGAAATCTACACATTTAGCAGCTGCCGATTTAGACGCTATGAGTATTGAGGGTAAACCCTTAATATTCACTATTAAAGAGGCTTGGTACGAAACAAAAGTAGATGTTTCTGGAACTGCTACAGATGGCTATTTCTGCTCGTTTATCGAGGATATAAAAGATATGGTTATAAATTCAACAAACCGTAAAACTATTGCAGGATTTGCAAAGATAAACGGGCATAACGAAGTTGATTGCTGGAACATTGGCAATTGGGGCGGAATTAAAATAGAGCTTTATCCATTAAGAGATATTAAAGCTTTCGGTAAGATTCAAGACGGCATAAGGATTAAGCCGCTACAGCCCGTAACTATTCCAAAGTCTAAACCAGTATTCAATGAAGAAAAGTTCGCTAAAGCTCACGAAAATAAGGCCACAATAGAAACAATTAAAAATCACTATCAAATATCTACGGATATGGAAATCTTATACATCGATTATGTTAACGCAAATTCATAAAGAACAAAGAGCTGGAAAAGCTACATCATCCGAATTTCACAAGTTAATGGGAGAAAAAGGATTAGGAGAAACTGGAAATACTTATGCCTTAGAAAAAGCCATAGAAATAGTTTTTGGGGTTGATGAAGATGAGAGTTACGAAAGTTACGATATGGCAAGAGGAACCGAATTAGAACCTTTAGCTTTCGATTTCTTTAAAGATAAAATACAGCTTGAATTTTTGACTTTGGAGCCTAGCAAATTTATTCAACTAGGCGAAAATCAAGGAGGCACTCCAGATGGAATAGTTGGCGGTAGATTTCCATTAGAAACCAAATGCCCTAAGCCAGAAAACTATTTTAAAATACTTAGATACGGTATTGAAAAAGTAGATAAAAATTGGATTATTCAACTTAACCATCAGATGTTATTACTCGGTGTTGGTAAGGGCTATTTTAATCCATTTACAATTTATAACGGAGAAGCTTATCATCATTTTTATGAAGTTCAAAGGGATGCAGAGATGATTGAAAAAATGAAAGTTCGCCTTAATGAATGGGTTAAAATCCGTGATGAACATGTTGCTGTTTTAAAGTCTAAAATTTAATAAGCAGATCCGATACTGCTTGATGTTATCGGTTAAATCATGTACTCTGCAATCTCGCCTCGTTATCGGGGCGTTTTTGTTTTGTAACGGATTGTAACTGAAATTTTACCCATAAACGTTTAATAAATTAATTAATGTTTATATATTTGAATCATGATAGCAAAAACACTTAAAAACATGAAGGTTGATGAAAATTGCAGTCTATTTTCTCCCTCAGATTATCAAACCTTGCAAAGTACAAGAACAAGGATAAAACGCCAGTTAGAGTATCAAGACTGGAACTGGCAAATTAAATTGGGCAACGGAAAAGTAACAGTTAAAAGAACATCGTAATGACAAACAACGAATACTTAAAGGAAAATGGTTTTATACCTAATCATTTTGGAAATTTCATTTACAGCAAAGATAGTCATTTTTTGAATTTAGACTATTTAATGAATGACGCTAAAGAACTTCTTAGGGATGATATTAGAGCCTTCATTAAAGCTAATCCAAAGGCTACAGCAAGTCAAATCATTCAATTTATAGAATCGGAGTAATGAAGCAGCTTAGAATAGGTCGACCTCCCAAAGACAGCTTGAATTGGCAAATGACAACCAAAGAAAAGTATAATTCATATCAAGAAAATGAGGATGAAATTATAAAAGCTAATTGGACTAAATTATCTGACGAAAAGATTGGGTTATTAATCAATAGATCAGCTATAAGCGTAACGAATCGGAGAATTAGGTTGAGGTTGTTAAGGGAAAGATTATGCTTTAAAATGATACTTAAATACGCATATAGAGAAGCTGAAATAATGCGAGCTACATTCTATGCTGTTCAAGATATGAAAGCAATTTTGATAATGATTTCTATTGAACAAGAATGTTTTAAAAGAGATAAGCTAAAAGCAGAATTATTAAAACTAGATAAATTAAATCTTTATAAAAGAACTAAAACTAAATGGAAAACTTTAAAAACGGTGCAAGGCCTCAAATACATCAGCGAGAGTATTATGTAAGCCGAATATTATCGCCAGAAGCTTTGAAAGCAATATGGAAATTAATTAATTATAAACCAGGCCAGTTAAGTTTGGAGCTATGATAAATACATTTAATCTTGATTGCATAGAATTTATGAAATCATGCAAAGATAAACAATATGACTTAGCGATTGTAGATCCTCCCTATGGAATAGGCGCAGGTAAAAACGGTTTTTCAACTATTGGCAATAATGCTGATGGTTTTGCAAAAAGAAAAGATTATGGGGCTAAAAATTGGGATGAAAAAATACCAGAATTAGAGTATTTTCAACAGCTTAAAAGAGTTTCTAAAAACCAAATAATTTGGGGCGGTAATTATTTTCTAGATCACTTAGGTAATACTTCTTGTTTTTTAGTTTGGGATAAAATGAATGGAACTTGGTCAAATGCAGATTGCGAATTAGCTTGGACTAGTTTTAAAACTGCAGTTAGAAAATTTGAATTTAGATGGAATGGAATGCTTCAGGGGGACATGAAAAATAAACAAGTAAGAATACATCCTACTGAAAAGCCTTACCAGCTATATAAATGGATATTAGAAAATTATGCGCAAACTGGCTTTAAGATATTAGACACTCATGGCGGATCTATGTCTCACGCTTGCGCTGCTCATGATTACGGTTATGATTTAGATATTATTGAACTTGACAATGATATTTACGAAAAATCAGTTAAACGACTTAAACAACATCAATCACAAACTAAACTATTTTAGTAATGGAAAATACAATAGAAAACAAAGCAAAGTTCTTTGCGCAATACTGGGGACAGAGATTGTTAAATGGCAAATCAATTGTTCCAATAAGAAGAAAAATATCAAAATTTGATTATATAAACGTAAAACCCATTTCATCAATAACAGATGAAGATGCAATAGAATTAGGTAAAATATGTGGATTAGCAATGAATATTATTGGACATAGAGATGCTGATAAAGTTGTTTTATATGACGATAGTTATAAACTATACATAAATTTTTCTAGTTACATATGGAAGCAGAAAAATGGGGCAATATATCATCAGGCAACACTTAAATTTTATGATTACCTACGCTCAAAAGGCTATGCTTTGCCTTACATGGGTTTGTCGGTTGAGGTGTTAGTAGAATATGGATGGGTTAAACTATTGTAATGCTACGCTACTACATAGGAAACTTGCTTGTGACTTAATAGCAAGTTTCTTAAAATAAAATAATAAAAATTATACATTTTGTCAAATAATTACTATATTTACATCAATGGAAACAACAACATCAAATAAAATTAATCCTGCAAACCTTGCCACAGTTGCAATTTTCGCGAAACAAAAGGGAGTTGAAAGGCAAACGGTTTACAACTGGATCAAAGATGGAAGAATTAAACAGGTTACTTTTTTAGGAAAGTCATTTGTGGATAAGTCTACTTTCCAATAATTTTTAGGCTTTATACTTTTTACAAACTGTAATGGAGAAATTAACTTGGTTTAAATTTGTTATATCCGACTGGATGATGGGAAAGATTCAGAAATGCCCTGAAGTCACTCAGGCAAGGTTTATAAGGCTATGTTGCTTATACTGGAATAAAGAATGTTTTTTGACTGTTGAAGATGCGGAAATTGAAATAGACGAAGAGCATTTAACTATTCTTAAAAATAAAAAGATTATCGCTTTTGATGATTGGCACGTAAGGATAAAATTCCTTGACGAACAAAACGGAGAGGTGCTAGAATTATCTGAAAAAAGACGTTTAGCCGTTCAAGAAAGATGGAGAAAATTAAAAGAAAAAAATACAATTGTATCAAAATCTAATACAATTGTAATACAAAGCGATACAGATAAGAGTAGAGTAGATAAGAGTATATTAAATAATAATAGTATAGATGTACGAAAACTAAAGTTTTCTCAATCACTAATTCCTTTTGTTGATTTATATGGAGCGGAAGGGATAAGAGAGTTTTGCGATTATTGGACCGAACCAAACAAATCAAATACAAAATTCAAACAGGAAACTGAAAAAACATGGGACACCACATTAAGATTAAAAAGATGGTTTAAGAATGATTTCAATAAACCTAAACAAAAATTAAACAAAGCAATTGACCAAAGCCAAAACAAAGAACTATTCAGTTAATGAAAGCTAAAAAGAGAATATCAGATTATACCGAAAGCGTAATGCATCATTACGGAACAGGCGTACAGCGTGGTGTTGACACAGGATTTAAAACCTTAGACGAATTGTTAAGCTTTAAGCCTGGATATAGCACATTTTATTTAGGCTTTGCAGGAGCTGGAAAAACAGAGTTTCACATGGAAATGATGTTTAACCAATCCGAAAAATTTGGCTGGAAGCATGGATTTTTATCTGGAGAGATTGGAAACATGGATGATGTAATCGCAGAGCTAATATCGAAAAGACTTAGAAAACCATTTTTTAAATCAAATCCTTATTCAGCAACTGAAAAAGAAATTTACCAAGCTATGAACTGGTTAGATGAATTTTTCTACCCGATTGATGGCGATGAAACCGACCATGATATTGAAAGTTTCTTTGCGTATTGGAAAAGTTTAGAGAAAGAGTTGAAAATTAAACTTAATACAACCTCATTAGATCCGTTTAATGACTTAGAAGAAGATTTAGTTAAGTACGGTGGGCGTGAAGATAAATATTTAGCTTGGGCGTTAAAAAAGGTTAGGCAGGAAGCAAAAATAAACAATTGGCACAATAACATCGTGACGCACGCTAAAGACTTACCTCCGATTGTTTTGAAAGATATAACTGGTCAAGATGTTTATTGTACCGCAGTACCAACCTTAAACAGCTTTGCCGGCGGTGCTGTATGGGGGCGTAGGGCGTTTAATGTTGTGGGGGTTTGGAGGCCAGAGCATAATAGAATTAACGGAAAAGTAGACTTAACTATAAATCCATCAACTGGCACACCGTTCCTAGAAAACGAAGCTATTGTTAAAATCCTAAAAGCAAAACCAAAAGGGACATCTAAAAAAGGCGCAACATCCGTTTTCTTCGACTGGCAAAAAAATAGATACTACGAAATAATAGGAAGCGAAAACCTTTACGCTTTTGAACATGAAAATATCAAAGAAACAATAAACACAGCAATGGGGCCAAACGATTTATTTTAAATTATGAATAGAATTAAAAACGTTTCTGTATTAATGCCTTATTGGGATGAAGGTCAAAAAAACAATTATAAATGGTTTAAAAAAGGTTGGTGGAAAAGACACCTAAGAAAAAAACATCTAAAAAAAGAATACAAAACAATATATAAAAGTCAATAAACTTATGATAAAGTCAATAAACTATAGTCAGCATGAAATAATAAAAAATATAATTAGCCTTCATATTCCGTCAGGAGTTATTGATTGTGACCCAACTTACTCTAAAGGAAATTTCTATAATAAAACAGAAATACAAATCCCAAATTACTGTTCTGATATCGAATCTAAGTTCGATTATGTTAAAGAGCATAGCTCCGATGATATACCTGTTTTAGGCAAAACATTTAACAGCATCATGTTTGACCCGCCTTTTTTAGCTACTACAGGAAAGTCTTTGGACGGTGATGCCAATAATAATATTATTAACAAGAGATTTGGAGTTTTTAAAAACGAGTATCAACTTCACAGTTATTACATAAGCTCTTTGAAAGAGTTTTATAGAATTCTAAAAACGGATGGAATACTTATTTTTAAATGCCAAGACAAAATCAGTTCAAGTAAACAATACATATCTCATAATTTTATCATAAATGAAGCTGAAAAATTAGGGTTCTATACTTTAGATATTTTTATTCTTTTAGCTAAAAACAGAATAGTTGCAGATTGGCAAGTTAAGAATCAAAAGAATGCAAGAAAGTTTCATAGCTATTTTTTAGTTTTTAAGAAAACGCATAAAAAAATAAATTATATAGCTCCGATTAAAGACCAACAACTAAGTATATTGAAATGAAATACCTTTTAGAACATTACGAAAATCATATACAAGCATGGCACTTGTTTTTTGAATCATTTGAAAACTACCAGAATGCTATTTCAATTGTTCGAGGTATTTCAGTTGAAATGAACAGCGAGTTGATTAAATTTGCCAAATCAAATCCTAACAGTCCAAAAATCGAAATATCTAAAAAACGTATAGATACTTTGCTTGGCTGTATGGATGTGTTAGATGGACTAACCGCTAGATGCATAAAACAAAGCGCTCAGCTTAAAAAAAATAAAGAAATGTACTTTGAGTTGGAAAAAGAAAACGAGAGGCTTAGAAAGGATATTTTCGCTTTAACACAATCATTAGAAGATGAAACTAATTGACATTAACGGAGCGTACATCCAAACGCAATTTACGAATAACGGCACGATATGGAGTTTAATCGGCACCGAATGTATTCCTCATGAAGTAATGACCTTTAAATTAAGTAAATCAGAATTTCGGGAACATATTTTAGTAACGACCAGGGATTTCTTTAAAAGCGATAAAGGAGAATACAAAGAATACATGAGGCATACGGTCGATGTAAAGTTTAATCAGGGAATAATTAAGTTAATAAAAAAATGAAATGGATAGATATTAAAGATAGAAAACCAAAAAAAATGAGAACTATTTTGATGTTCAGAAAGGGTTTAGATTTAGAAATTGGATATTATGTACAATCAATCGATATGTTTTTTAAGTATAAAAATTCGAGAGGGAACAGATTTAGTCTCACTCACTGGACGTATGTTAATCAACCAAAAGAAACCAAGTAACACGAAGTAATTATGAATGTCGAATACATTTCAATACCAATAAAGTCAAAGCTATTAAGAGCTAAATGTCATTACATTTTTGATAAAATATGGCAATGTAAGTTAATGACAAGAGATGAGGCATATTATTGGCTTTCCTCCAAGATGTTTATAAAAAATAAAAATTGTCATTTTAGGTTATTCGGAAGAACTTCAATGCTAATAGCTTTAAATATTTGCATAAATTATTTAA